CTTGTCAATCGTCAAGGTCCAGGTCTGAGCCATCAGGGCCACGCCGATGCCGTGCGGGCCATCAATTTCAGCCGCCGCCCCGACCAGGAAATCGCCCAGGATTGCATCCTCGGTAGGATCGTCGATCCGCAGCCGGTCCCGAAGATCGGCCGCGGTCAGGGGCAGCGCCTCAGGGGGTGTTTTAACAGTGACGCTTGCCCACATCGCCCTAAACCTCGGCTGTTTCGGTGGCCGTTTCGGTGGCCGGATCGGCCGCGGCGGTTTCCGTGCGCGCCTCGGCCTCGGCCGCGGCAATAGCTTTCAGGGTCTTGGCCTCGGGCCGCTCGCATTGGCTGGCCGCGACCATCCGGCCCGCTTCCAACAGGCCGACCTCAATCACCTGGCCGCGGTCTTGCGCGCCACCAGGGCCGCAGCGCGCCACCGTCAATTTTACTTTACAAGTGTCCATCGGGATCACCTCAGTTTTTTTGGGTTTGGATCGGCGGCCCAGGATCACCCCGGGCCGCCGCTATTCATATCAGCCGGGCGGCCGAATTAGGCTGGATGCACCAGCGCCTTGATGGCGCGCAGGTCAGCCACCGCACCATCAAAGCGGGCAAAGCCTGCCACACCGAACCCAGGGAAGAACCGCGCGCCGCGATCAGACCCGACCACCACATTGCCGATCTTGCGGACAAAATATTTGCCCATGTCGCCAATCACCACAGACCGGGCGTTTGCCCCGATCCCAGCCATCGCCTGGTTGATCTTGTACTTGACAGACACCGCGCCGATCTGAATGCGGCCAGACCCATCGGGCGCGGCCTTGATCAGATAATTGCCCTGACCGTCCTTCAACTGGTGCAAGGCCAGCAAGGTGGCATCGTTAAACATCATCCCGAATTTGGGCGATGCCCGGTAAGCCGGATCGACCGAGTGGAACACTTTCAGCAATTCATCCGCGGTGATCGCGGCATTGCTGGCAATGGTCACACCCGAGGCGGCGGCCCCGGTAACAATCCCCAGGGCCTCGCCCGATCCGCTGCCAATGGTCAGCGATGCGTTTGCCTTGCGGCCCAGGCGCTCGCCCAGCAGATCACCCAGCAGGTTTTCCATATTGACCAGGCCCGAGGTGGCAAGCTGGACCGACACCCGCAGCCATTCGGTGTCAATCATGTAATCACCCAGCGTTTGCTTGGTGAACACCGCATCCTTGCCGCCATCATCGGTCAGCGCCACGCCTTCCGAGGTGTTATCCTCGGCGGTTTTTGCGGTATCATCCAGGCCCGGGATCGGCAGGCTGCCACCGCCGGTGGTGTTGATCACGGTCGCAAAACCATCATCATACATCGGACCCCAGGCCGCCATCGCGCGCACAATCGGGGCCATCATTTCATCCGGCACGATATTGCCGCCAGCGCCAGCGGTGCCAACCGTCTGGGCACGCTGTTCAGGGGTCGATCCTTCGGGACCAGCCGCCAGAGCGGCGCGGGCCTCGAGGCGCATCGCGTGGGTGTCGCCACCCGCGCCCATCAACTCATAAAACGCCTGGCGGTAGGTGACGCCCTCGGGGGCAGGGTCAGCCGCGGCGCGGCCTTCATTGCCATCAGGGCGGCGCGGATCGCCGCTTTCCAGCGATGCCTCGGCGCGTTCCAGGGCCTCAAGGCTGGTGGCCTGGCGTTCCAGGCCCTCGGCCTGGGCGATCATCGCATTGAACTCGGTTTCAATCTCGGCCGCGCGGGCCTCGGTTGTATCCGCGACAATTTCGGAGTGCTTGGCACGCGCTTGCGTGATCAGGCGGGCGCGCTGTTCGCGCAATTCTCTGACAGTAGCCATTTCAAGGGCCTTTCGTTTGGGTTTCAGGTAAAGGGTGGGCGCGCACGCCCGAGGTGTTAAGCCTGGCCGGTCAGGGTCAGGCGCATCCGCATCCGGCGCGCGCGCTCGGGTGGCGAATTTTCAGGGCCAGCCTGGGCGGCGCGGTGCGCGTCCAGGGATCGCAGGCCGATTTCGGTGCCCGCATAAGCGGGGGTTGTGACAATCGCCACATCAATCAACTGGCCGATTTCCGTAATGGTGCGGCGTGGAATGTCGCCGGTCTCGTCCCATTCCTCTTTCGCCACCGTGAAGGCAAAAGACATCTCACGCATGTCACCGCGGCGCATCTTGGGAATGATCCGCGCGGCGTCGGGGTCGCTCGGGTCCAGGTGGGTTTCCATCCGCAGGCCGTGATCATCCAGCGACAGGGCCAGGGTGCCCGAAGATACCCGGGCCAGGGGAAGGTCGCGGTGGTTGATCAGAAACCGCACATCATCGCCCAGGCGGCCATCAAACGCCCCGGGCGCGATCCGTTCCTGGAAAAAACCGCCAATGTCGGCCCATTCATTAAACACCGCCGCATACCCCGCCACCTTGACGCCCTCGGGGGCATCATCGGGCGCGCCCGGGGCGCGCTTGAATGTCAGGTCAGCCGCGCCCGCGGCGCGCAATTCTTTTGTTTCGGTCATTCTTTCGCCCCTTTATCGGCCGCCGGGGGCTGCCCGGCGGCCAGGTGTTGCCCGGCCATCGCCGCCGGGACCATTGCGCCCTGGACCAGCGGCACATCGCCACCAGGCACCGCGGGCCGGTTGTCTTGTTCGCGCGCCTCATTGATTAAAAGCTGGCCGGTGTTGATCTGGGCGGCGCGGGCCTCGGCGCGGGTTTTCAGATCGCCGCGCAACAGCGCATCCAGCGATGCCTCGGCATACACATCAGACCGGGCGCGGCCGTAGAGTTTCAGATTTGCCTCACTCTCAAACGCCTTCACCCATTGCGAAATCACATGTTTGATCAGGTGAAGGTCTTGTTGCTCGGTGTTGGAAAAGGTGCCGTGCGTCAGGTCTTGCAGGAAAACCGGCGGCATTCCGTAGATGCGCGCGATCTGTTCGACCATGAAACGCTGGGTTTCGATCATCTGCATTTTCTCAGGCTCAACCCCGAGATTTTTAATGTCGTGGCCCTCGGGCAGCGAAATCGCGTTGCGGCGTTCCTCGGCCATTTTCTGCACCGCCGCGGTCAGATCATCGGCAGCGCGCTGGACGCCGCCCGCGGTGCGGATCGGCCCGGTGATCGCAAAGGGCGGCACGCCGCCATTGCGGAAAAATTGCGCGCCGTATCGCGTCACCGCCAGCGCCAGGCCGATGGTGGTGGCGTTGGAATAGATCGGGCTGCGCCCGCCCAGGCGATCCGATCCTGGCATAAACGCCAGGTCAATCACTTCGCTGGCCGCGTAGGTGCGCGGGGTCGATCCGTCGCGGTACTTGTAAAGCGTGCGCCCGGCCTTGCGCTCAACCGTGACGCGGGCCACATCCAGCGGCCAGAGGTTGATAGGATCGCCGCGGCCGTTGCGTTCAATAAAAGAAATCGCCCGCCCGCCGGTGAACACGTCCTGCCAGAAGCCTTGCCGCCAGGCAAAGGCGCTGGTTTCATCATTTGCGGCGCGGTTCAGCAATCCCTCAACAGGATCACCAGCCAGGTGGACGCGGCCTGCATCGGTCTTTTCAAAAACCTTGATCGGCAAGCTGGCCAGGGTGCGCGACAAAAATCCCACCGCCGCCCAGACGCTGGGCACCTGCAAAGCGGTTTCAATCGTCACCACCTCATCGGTCATGCCCGCGCCGAGGCCAAAAAACTGCGCCAGCGCCGCGTCACTGGTCTTGATCATGTCAATGCCGCCGCTGCGTTCCTCGGCCAGGGCCGGTTGCGGGTCGCGCACAGCCGCGGCGTGCGCGCCGCCGGGGGTGGCGCGTTTATTCCAGAATGCCATTTTTATCTTTCCTCGCGTTATTCCGCCGCGTGGCGGTAAGCCGGATCATCCCAGGGGCTGGACAATCCGCCCGATGCCTCGGGGTTGCGCGCCATCAGGGTCGCGGCGTTAAACAAGCCGATCAGCGGATCAATCTTGCCGCTGCCCGAAATCGCCTTAGTGATCAAAACCGCGTTGCCGCGCTTTTCGGTTTTTGCATTGGCCACCGCCCAATCCATCAAGCCCTGGCTGGCATGAACCAGCGTGCCATCTTTCAATTTCCGTTCCATGCCCCAGATCGCCGGGGATAGCCGCACCCCCTGGCCAATCGCCGCCAACAGATCGCCATCCAGGCCCAGGGTGGCCAATTCATCCACCAGGGCAGCGATCCCAAACGGGTCCAGGCCGATGCCATGCTGGGCGGGTAACAGCCCGGCGGCGTGTATCTTGGCGCAAAGGGCGGCCACCTCGCGCAAATCGCGGGTCGGGTCGTCACAAATCACCAGATCCCCATCGGCCTCAAAATCCCGATACAGGCTCTCATTGCCCTTGCGCCGGTCCAGGGCCTCGGGCATCGCCCAGGCGCGCCCCCAGGTCAGCCATTGCCGGGTGGCTGCGTGCCGCCCGATCACCCCCAGGCCCAACAAATCATCCAACCCGCCGCCATCAATCCCCACTGTCACCACATCGGACAGCGCCAGAATATCATCCAGGGTCATGGGCTGGCCCGCATCCGCCCAGAGGCGCGCGCCGTTCCAGGCATCGGCATGGCTGCCCATCCCAACCTGGATATTCAGGTGCTGGCTGGCAAAAATTGTTTCTTCCTCAGGGCCTTTTTCCACCGCCTGGCGGTAAAGCCTTTCCAGGCGGTCGATTGAAATCGACTTGCCCAGATTTGGCAGCACCAGCGGCCAGGTCTTGGGGTCGCGCCAGGGCTTGTCCTTGTCGATCTGCATCGCCTCGGGAAATTCGTAGAGGCAGGGCAGCATATTGCCGCCGGTGATTTCGCCATCGCGCACCCGGCGGGCATAGGTCAATTCAGCCTTGAACACCCCGCGCGGCACATCATCGCTTTGCGTGGTGATAATCAACAGCAAGGCATCCGGCCGGGTGATCATCCCGCCCCTGATCTGTGTCAGCACCCGCGCGGCGTGCGGGCTGGCCCCCAAAACGTGCAATTCGTCAATAATTGTCAGGGCCGGGATTTTGCCGGTGATCACCCGCTTGTCAAAGGCGGCGATCTTCAAGGTGGCCCCGGTGGTGCGGTCCACAATCTCCTGGGTGTGGTCGCGGATATGAAAGCGGTTTGGCAGGTAAGGCTCGCCGGTTTCCTGGTCGGGGCGGTCGGCCTCAATCATCCCCTTGGCCTGGTTGAAACAGGTGTCGGCCACCTCTTTTGTGGGGCCAACAATCAACATTTCGGCGTTGGGCGTTGTGTTCAGCAATAGCGCCGTGATCCCCAGCGCCGCGCTGTTTGTGGTCTTGCTGTTTTTCTTGGGCACCAGGCAAAAGATTTCGCCCACCGCGCGCTCGCCAGTTTCAGGATCGGCGCTGCCAAAGGCCGCCGCCACCAGGGCGCGAAACCAATCGCCACCCGCCTCGGCCAGCAAGGGCTGGCCCCCCACATCGGGCAGGCGCAGGAAATTGAACACCTCAACCGCGCGCGCCGCGGCCTTTTCATCCAGCGGCAAATCCGCCATCGGCGGCCTGCCCCGGTGCAGCCGATCCGCCCAATCTGGGCACGCGAAATCATATCCCATATCAGTTTAGAAGGGTGGACCAGCCGCCGGTCGGGGTTTGGGCGGCCAGGGTCAGTTGCTCTTTTTTGCCCAGCTTTTCGGTGGGCATTTCGGCGGGTGCGTCTTGTGCATCCCTTGGCGGCGGCGGCGGCGCGGCGCGGCCCTTTTCGGCCAGCGCCAGAACGTGACGGGCGGCCGACACATTGCCCTCTTTCATCCGGTCCACAATCGCCAGCAATGCCTCGGCTTCCA